TTTTTCAAAATTTTCTTTTTTGTTTTGACATTGCGTGCGGATTGTATATATTTTCCGTCGATGCACTGTTGCATCGGATTAGAAAGGACCAACGAAATGTCGAACGAAACTGAAATTGAAACTCCCGCCTACAAATCTGTCGGCGACATTCCATCGTCGCAGATTTTCACCGACGCGAATGAAGCACTCGCGGAATTCGAAAAAATCGCCAACACGCCAGAATTGCAGGTGCAATTCCTCGTTTACGGCGCGCGATACGAGCACGACGAAGAGACCGACACCAGCACATTCGAACTGCCCGACGCGTCTACGTTCCCGTCAAATTGCGTGATTTCAATTCGTCGCCTCGACGAAACTGTGGAAAATAAAACGAAAGATAGAGGCGAGCGGGTTCCGCGTGCGATCGTGCTGCACCCCATCCCTTCGCTTCAACAACTAATGCAATCGAGTGAAGGGGCACAATTTGTACAGGACGCCGTTTATTCGCGTTTGGAGAATACGTATATTTCGGCGCTGCGTCCGACGCCGAAACAGCGCGAGGCCGGAATTACCCTCGATAAAATCAATCTGCTGGAACGACTCGGAACACTGCCAGTAACTGTCACCGATTATATCTCGTCCACGCGAGCGAACGCCGCCGACAACGTATTCAATTCGCTCGCACAATCGTTCATCGAAGGCATGAAAAAGGCGCCGCAATTCAAGACTCTGCGCCGGCAAATCAAAGGCATCGCAGACCTACGTTCGGCCTGTTCGAGCGTGGCGTACGCGAAAATGATGCACGCGGCGCTTGAGGAAAAATCGTTTTTCGAAACGCTGCTGCATAAATTCATTTCTGCGGCAGAAACGCAAAATCTCGAAACAACGCGACTGCGCGAAATGCTGGTAAATCGAAACAGCGTTGATCTGCAAATCAACCTCGATGATACGCTGGAGGCACTGAACGGGATGTCCTTCGATTAAAGGGCGAAACACGGATAGCGATATCCGTGTCTAGCGGTGATGCCGCTACTGATGAGCCTCAGAAATTGAAAGGAATTGAAATGTTCGGACGTATTGTAATATTTCTCTACGGCGCTACAGTCGCAATCGTCGCGCCCGTGCTTGTGGTACAACTAACCGCCGAATTGGAATTGCCTAAATTATTGATTGCATTTCTAGGATTTTTGGCGTCCCTTCCAGGTTGTTTGCTTGCGTTCCACGCAACGAAGAATTGACACGCTAACAGGAGAATTGACATGTTTCACACAGAAATCCCGACCAGCAAAAACCGGAGAATTGACATGTTTACGTTGAACGATCTCCGCAATATCGACGTAGGCCGAGACGCAATCGAACGTATACGTCGATATTGCGATGGTTCGGACCCGGAAACAATTTTATTTTCAATCGGCGACATTGCAATAATCGATCTCGACGACGCGTTGTGGGCGCTGCGTCTCGTACCGCAACGCAATGCAATTCTCGCCGTCATGCCAGCAATGCTACGCGTTGCGCATAAAACAAATGACACGCGGATACATAGTTCTGTCGAAACAATCCTCGCGTGGTTGCGCGGCGAAACCGCCGACCTAGTCGAGGCCGAATGTATCGCGAATTTTGCAGCAGACGACGCGGAAGAAAATAATTTCCGCGAAACGAAACTCACAGCAATCGCGGCGTCGTGGTTAGCGGTTGCGTGCATGAAAACGCGACGCGATGCGATTTACCGCGCCGCACACGTGTTGTACGACTGTGACGCGCTGCATGTTAGCGATTTGATTGTCGCATTTCCGCCGATCATGAAATAATATTACATAACCGCAATAAAAAATTTTTCTGAATTAGTATTACATACTAATTCAGAATTTTTCTTTTTTAATGAATAGCTTTGCTATAAGTTTTTATACACCGGGGGGTATGTCCCCCCTTTTTTTCGATGGGGGGCGGTTTTATATATTCCACCCTCAATTTATGCGCGAGAAAATAACGAGAGGAGATATGACAAATCTAATCGCACTCGATAAAAAAACAATTGAAAATTACCTCGGCGAAGGAAATTACACAGAATTAGAAATAACTATTGCAAAGAATTTAGTGATTGGATTAGATGAAGAATCAATCTCGCAAATGCTTGGGGTTGGACTTGATCAAATACGAGATTTGAAATCCGATGTGAAATTTAAGAAACTGTATAATTTCATCGCGCTAACGCAAAACCAAATGCGCGCAGACAATGAATTAACGTGGGATAAAATTGAAAGCCTCGGGCTGGCAAAATTGCAGAGATTTGTACAAACTTCCTCCGATCCAGAATTTATTTTACGTACCGCTGTTGCAGCAAACAAAAGTGTTCGTAGATATAAATCGGCGGCGCCAATCCTTAATCCCCAAATGCAGAATAAAGTTATTATACTGAATTTGAACCAAAAGTTTATTAAAAAAACTTCCAATCTACTTGACACAGTAGAAAGTATCGACGCGGCAGAAATAACGGAAATATTTGATGGATAATGTCGGTATTCAGTATAGTGATATTGTACATAATTTACAACATTCGTACGAATTTTTTGTGTCGTTTTTCCTGGGAGATGAAATTGATTCGGAAGCATCCGAATACCAAATCGATCTCTGGGAAAAACGACTCACAGACGAAAAATTAACCCACCAACTACTTTGCGTCCCGCGAGATCACATTAAAACTACTCTCGCAAAATTATCCGTAATATACAAATTCATGTTCACTCACAGAAGGTTCGCCTTCTATCTTACCAATGCGTCCCGCAACGCTAAAAATGCCGCGGTAGATATTATTCGTTTATTCCAAAAACCTAATTACCAAAATACATTTGGTGAAATACGCATGGTTAAGGATAACGAAAGTGAAGGGCTTTGGATTTTTGAAATTCCACTTCCAAACGGAAATGTAAAACAATGTATTATTCGCGCGGCCGGTGCGCGACAGCCAATTCGGGGCCAAAACGTATTAAATACACGTCCCGATTATGTAGTTGTAGACGACTTGGAAGATTTGGAAAATACAGCAACTGAAGAACTCAGAGATAAATTATCTCGTTGGGTATTTGGTACATTGTTAAAATCATTCAATACACGAGATTATCGTATTTTGTGGATTGGAAATATGATTTCTAACGAGTCTCTATTATACAAATTTTCCTCCCTCCCGAAATGGAATCCCGTTGTACTTGGTGCATTGATTAAAGACAAAAAAACAAATAAAATACGCCCTCTCTGGCCCGAACAATTCACCGTAGAAAATCTAGTTCGCGACTTCCACGAATATCGTTCCGCCGGTCGAGCTGACTCGTGGATGTGCGAAATGATGAATAAACCCGGGTTTATGAAAAACGGGTTTTCTATATCTTCCATTAAATACGCACCCGATTTAACTCCCGATGATTATGCAAAAACATTCATAACTATCGATCCTGCCTTCACAGAAGAACCTGGCGTAAACGATCAATCTGCAATTGCAGTACATGGATTGCGACAAGACGGAAGATTGCAATTAGCCGATACGTGGCTGGGTCGTGTAACTGAACAAGATTTATTTATACAAGCAGATATACTTGCCCAAAAATGGGGTGTAACTATTTGGGGAATCGAAGCTCAAGTGGCGCAAAAATTATTACTTCCATTATTCCGTCTTTATAGTGCGATGTCAAAAACAACATACAAATACACGTTTCTCCCACTTCATTCGCGCCAAATCCCAAAATTTCAACGTTTGCAATCCCTCGTTAACAGTATGCAAAACGAACATTATTTCATATCGAACTCTGACGTTGATTTTACCTCCCAACTAATTTCATACGACCCACTGAAAACAAACAATAGAGATGACTTAATCGACGCAACTGCGTACGGTCCATTTATGTTTTCTTTATACGAATACGAAATACGCAATTCAGCTACGTTAAACGATCCGTCACAAATTCCACAAATACAAACCGGAGACATTGATTATGTATAACACAAATTATATGTCATTGAATGTCGACAAAATTGCCGATATTCGGGCACAAGTGGCAGGAAAGAATCATCCTTTTAATTCTCATTCCGCACAAAAAGAACTACTAGACTATGTTCATTCGCGCCTTGCACTGGCAAAAATGAATATATCATCCAGATTAACTACGTGGCGTGGAATTGATTTTCGTCTAATCGATATTCTTCTGCGTGACAAAGACGAAACATTCGACAACGAAGGACGCTCAAAAGTAGAAATTCGTAAATTCACATTCCCCTTGATGGCATCTATTCTAGATGACATGCTCTCATTTTACACCGCTATGTCATACCCGCGCGAAGGTTTTGTATCGGGGTTCGGAAAGCAAGCAGATAACGAAAACTTACGCGAACTTATTCGTTTAATGAACCAACACGCAGTAAGCGGTGTTTATTTAAAAGAAATTACCAAGACAATTATGTCAATTCTGAAATACAATATCGGGTATCTTATGCTTGATTGGGAAACCGAACAAAAAACAATCGGGCCAAATGTAACCTCGCAAGTCTCGTACAACAAAATTAAATCATTAGATGTATATAACACATTCGTAGATCCTTCATGTAACGTATTTGAATTAAATAAAAAAGGTGAATTTTTCGGTTTCGCAGAAAGAATATCTCCGTTTCTTCTTCGCCGCGATTATCAACGCGGTATTTACGCAAATCTTCAGGGCGATCTACAATACGGTACTTCCATATATTATGAAAATCACCCGAGAAAATTGCATTTTGGCCGCGAAGTAAAGACTGTAGATTGGGAACGCTACGTTACCGGAGACGTGTCAGAAAATACAATAGTTATGAATTCGTAACCGTTTATATCCGTATGGATGGCAGAGAATTTAATCTCTACAAACCAACACGTAAAAGTGAACCACAAAACCCAGATCGTATTTGGAAATTGTGTTTCATCGGAAATCAACGATTGATCTACGCCGAAGAAGTAAATAATAATCACGGCGATTTGCCAATTTACGCTGGCGCAGTTAATATCGATGAAATTCAATCAAACACTAACGCACCAGCAGAACTTATTGCGCCACTACAAGACGCATCTACGGTATGTCTAAACATTCACGTAGAGGGATTAAGAAAGCATATTTTCGGTACTACGTATTACGACCCGAATAGAATTAATTTTTCGTCCGTTGCAGACAATTCAATTCTTCGACGTGTTCCAGTAAGTACAAATCCAACAAATACCAGCGTAAATACCGCAGTTTATGTGGATACCACAAATTTAGATACCCGACAAACACTTTCAGATATGCGCCAATTCGTAGATATCGCAGAAAAACTATTTCCAGCGCAGGCACTTCCCGCCAATCTAAGTGGAATTGATCGTGCCGTAGACTCTCAAATTGCGGGTATTATACAGGGCACCACGCGTATTTCACAAAAGAACGCAGCGATTATAGACCAAACACTTTTCGCTCCACTACGTTCTGCGATGGTATCTAATATCGCACAATATTGGCAGCGTTCTTTAAGTGCGCCAAACGGTATTGACGCAATAAATCTAGATACTTCTGCTATATCTCTCGGAGATTACGAATTCGTAATTGGAAGTGGGTTGCGCATTATTGAACGCCAATTCGCCCGTGACCAATTCCAAACACTTCTATTCGCAGCCCTTCAAAGTCCGGTCATTTCTCAACAATATGACATCAGTCTCCTATTTAATTATTGGGCTGGGCTGTCATCACTTGATGTTGATTTCAATGATTTCCGTATTCAGGAGCAGCAAAATGCACTTGTCTCATGACGAAACGATAGCACACGTAGTTAAACTCCTAAGTTCAATTAATTTTTTCGACGAATTAAAATCGGATTTAGAAACGGACCTAGTATCCGCATTTCGTGCAAATCAACTTGATATGGCAAAAGAAATTTCATCCCAATTAAATATTCTCGACCGCGTACGCCAAAAACTAGGAGCTTAATATGGACCCCGAAAATATTGAAAACAATGAAAATAACACTACCAGTAATGACGTTGATACGTCATTCTGGGACGGTGAACAAAATCAAAATAATGAAAACGAAACAGACGTTCAATTTCGTCAACAAGTAGAGTCGATTCTCTCTTCCTCTGGTGACGTTAGTTTTAATTTGATGAACGACGAAGTGCTTAACGCACTTGGAGAAAAGAAATTCGACGTATTTAATAATACCTTTTCGACTCAAATGCAGCAATTCCAAAAGCAAACAACTTCGCAAACTGTCGCTGTTATGCAAGCATTTATTCCCGCTATGGTGAATAGAATTATGCAAGCGGTTGAAGGTAAATTTAATTCTCGTGATACCAACGGTGTGCTCAAAGAAAACTTCAGCACACAATATAATAATCCGGCAACTCAACCCGTCGTGCAAGCGGTTTATAACCAGGCACTTCGCAAATCAAACGGCGATGTTTCAAAAGCGACTCTTTTAACGCGCCAAATACTTGCAACTTTACAAAATGACGATGAACAACAACCCGCCACTAAATCCAACGTAAATTGGAATGAATATGCGGGGCTTGTAAAAAGATAGAAAGGAAACAAAATGGCCATTCGCGGCGTATTTAATTCAAATCAATCTATTGTCGGCGATCGTTTGAATAGTTTTGAAAGCACTATTCTGCGTATCGACCCGAGCGGCAACGCTCCTATGCTTGCCCTTTCTTCTGGCATGAAAGAAGAAGTAATTAAAGCTACTGAATTTTCTTGGGTAGAAGAACCGCACCTTAGCGGTAGAACTGCTGTCGTTGCCGGCGGAACAACTACTTCGGTAGATGTTGCAGATGCTTCTATGTATACGGTAAAAACAATTGTTCAGGTTGACGAAACCGGCGAGCAAATGTATATTACCGCAATTACCAACAATAATCTTACCGTTATTCGTGGATTTGCTGGAACTACAGTTGTAAGCGTTAACGCTGCAAATAATATTCAACGCGTTGGCAACGCTTTTGAAGAAGGCTCTAATCCGCCGGAAGCATTGGTAAACCAAGGTTACGTTCGTTCTAACGTTTGCCAAATTTTCCGCAACGGTTGGGCTATCACAGGAAGCGCCGATGCAATCGCATACAACACTGTTTCTAGTCGTATGGCAGATAACAAACAACAGTGCATGCAATTTCACGCGGAAGATCGTGAACGCTCTATGATTTGGGGGCGCCGTGATATTCGTGTTGTTAGCGGCGCACAACTTCGCGTTTCTTCCGGCGTTATCGACCAAATTGAAAAATACGGCGGTATCGTTCAAGCCGCTGGCGCAACTACTTCTATGGCACAATTTCGTGATTTCTTGCGTCGTGTTTTTGAAACGAACGTACGGGGACAGCCGAACGAAAGAATTGCTTTCTGCGGTTCTCTCGCTTTGCAAGTACTCACTGAAGCCGCTCGCCGCGATTCTACTTACCAAATTCAAGGCGGCGAAACGGAATTCGGTTTCAAATTTACTACGTTTATTTCTCCGTTCGGCACGCTCGTATTGAAAACGCACCCGCTGTTTGTAGAAAATCCGGTATTTAGCCGCAATCTTCTGGTTGTTCACCCAGGCGCACTAATGACTAAATTTACTCGTAAAACAGAAGCGGATGATTACGATGCAAAAGGTAATCGTGCTGGCATCGACGCAAAGCGCGGATATCTACTTACTGAATGCGGCGTTTGTTTGCAAGCCGCTACCGTAAATGGTATTTTCACCGGCCTAACTGCATCCGCTGCATCTGCATAAGGAATGAAAAATGAGCGATGAATTTCCTGTCTACTACAAAATCGACGGACTTGTTAACTTCAGTTTTGCGGATTTTAATTTTGTAAATTCTGTTCTGAAAATCAACTCCGCCGAAGAACAAACAAAATTCGACGAAGAATTTGCGTATTTGGAACAAATCAATCCTACATATGCTTCTAAAATTCGGTCTCTCACTTTGACCGAATTTATGGAAATGCTCGAAAAGCAAAGTCCGCGCGCAAGTAAAATAACTACGGCCGCGCAAAAACAAAGAATGTATCGTCGTTTGGCATCTGCACTTGCAGAGTCGCAAAAAGATGTCGAAGAGTAGAATTGCCTCGGAGAACCCCGTGATTATTTCGCGGGGTTTTTCATGACAACTTTTTCTCAACTTATAGATAAAATACTTCCACTTGCACGCCAAGGACAGATGCAAATCGCAGAAGCTGTCCAGCACTTAAATTCAACAATTTTTGAAATTCATTATTGGTCTAACCAACAAAATAATGGATCTCCTATTTTTTTCCGTCCAAGCATGATCGAAGATATTTTAATTGCGGACCGAAATCCATTTATATGGAATATCCCAAATCCACGTTTGTTTCTTGGATTGCACGCAGTACAATACCCAGTATTCCCCGATCAACCGTACGCAAGACAAATAGTTTTGGGCGAACATGCAAACGATTTGAAATATAAATATTACCGTTCGGGTGACGTATTTATATTTCAAAATTTCGGCCCGCGTGGCTCTGCAATCAATATCGCGTATTTTGTTCGTGCCCCACAATTTTCATACATCCCAACAAGCGAACGATTAGTTACGTTTAATGAAAGTCTGGGCCAATACGAATATTCGCCCACTTTAAATACTCCAGAATTGCGCGAACAAGCCTTAACACAATATACACATTGGCTGATTGAACGCTACGAATCGATTTTAATAAACGGATTTCTTGCAAAACTTTATGGACGTAATTCAAACGACAATGCAGCACGTTCCTATTATTCACAGTATCTCGAGGGGAGATTACAAATAGCAAACACGGAAGGTGTTAATGTCAGAGCCGAATGAGCGGTTAGCTAAAATAGAAGTTTCTATATTACACCAGGAGAATAATATGGAAAATCTATGGAACGAACTTCATAAAGTACACAAAGAAATTGAACAATTAAGAAAAGGAATTTACGGTGCAGCAATTAGTGTTCTCGTATCAATACTTGCAATATCCGGTTCAATTATCGGTTGGTATATAACAACCGACATGGAAAGGATACACCGTGATTAATTTCGTTTCTGCTATTGGATTTAGCGTAGGTATGATTGTAATTAATATAATTTATTTTTTCGTTAAAGCGAGGTTTTGATGACTGATGTAAATTTCAACCCCCCTGCTAAACTGCAAAGAACCAACCCAGAGTTATATCAATATTTACGCGATTTAACACGTACATTGATAGATACAAACCCCGACTATGGAGGTTTTGAAGCTGTCTATCAGTACTCTACGGAACCAATTTATTCTCTCGGTACGAAAGCCGCATTTAACTTCCCTCTCGTGGGGGAAGTTTCTTGCGTTTATGTCCAGATGAATTTATACCAAAATACAAACATTTCCGGTTTTGTCGAATTAGATTCGACGGCTATATGGAACGTAAAACAAGGTTTGACTGGCACACGTGCATTTGGATATTCAATTCTTCCGTCAATTGCATCCTATCATACAAATCTAAAACAAATATATTTTTGGGCGATCGTAGGAGGCCCAAATCCGGTCGAAATAAATTGTATAAACGGCGGTGAAATTAAAACTGGCGATGTTTTAATTGCAGACAATAACGGTGTAAGAATTGCAAATTTACAATCCGATCTCGGATTTTTTGCTGCCGGTGAAATCCTTGCAGGAAATTATACGCTGGCGCCAAATACTAACTTCCCGATTGGCGCGTTCAGACTTACTCTAGAAAACAATATCGCAGCAATATCTGATCCAACAGATTTTGCTGGCCAGCTCGCTACGTTGAACGAAAAAGTATTGGAATTAGATACACTAAACAATCGTATACAAGAGCTAGAAAAAGAAGTACTTGATACAAAAATACAAAATGATGATTTATTTGCTTTGATTACAAAATTGCAATCGATATCAGAAAATGGTAACAGCATAAAATTACTAGAACAAATCAATCTGCGGGATCAAGCACAAAATGATATATTGAATTTTCGCTTGCAGGAAATTCAAAACGACACTAATCAACAATTTAATTCCTTTCAAACACGTCTGCAAGCTGCATTTACACCCGTCGATACGTTCAATACTTTACGTTCGTATGTTGACAGCCAAATAAAAATAATACAAACAAATGCTTTTGCTACTGCAAGTAAAACAGATTTTCTATTTTCAAGCGTAGTGGACTCCGATGCAAAGGTTGCAGCCACAGCCACTGCATTTAATGAATTAAAAACCCTCGTAAATGCTTCAGACAATTCGGCGCTTGCAACAAGTATTTTACGGCTTCAAGCTTCGGTATCTAATTTACAGTTTCCATTTGAACCAGGACTTGTCGATCCTAACGGTACATTATATACTCACCAGCATAGTTATGTAGCTACCGAATACGAACCTACAGATACTTATTGGGATGAATTACAAACTTTCCAATCTAGTAGTATATTTAATCCAACAAATAAGATTCTTATCGAACGTATATCCGACCCATTAACTTCCGCTGCGGGTTTTAAACTTCGCAGTACTTCAAATTTTCGAATTATCGTAGCAACACGGCGTGTATACAAATTAACTCCAGATGTTGTTTATACGTTAAGAATACGTGTAAAACGCTATTCAGCAGGAAGTATTGCTTATCCTCTTTGGGTGCGTTTGGATGGTTTTGATTCAAATTTAGCTGTTAACGATACAGAAGTAATTGGATCTTATAATAACACCGTTGACGACTCGAATATTGTAGAATTCGTACGGAAATTTATGTTGCCTAGAAATTTCACAATACCAAATTTGGGTGGTGCCGCAGTTATAAACATATCCTCTTTAACGGGTGTTACATTTTTTCGTCCTGTTATTTTTATCGATCCATCTGACTCGGAATTAGATTTCTTCGGGATGGATATGGAAACATATTATCTCGACGGAAGTACAAATGCTTTGATAACGCAAGAACAAATAGCGCGTGCAAGCGGGGACTCTGCAATAACGTCAAGTGTAACTAGTTTAACAACTACTGTAAATGGAAATACCGCATCTATTTCTAATTTATTTAGCACGGTAGATGGCATTCGTGCAGAAGCTACATTGAACCTTGACGTAAACGGAAATATTGTAGGATATAAATTTTTAAATACCGGCGCTACAAGTTCTTTCAAAATGCGCGCGGATCAATTTATTCTATACGGCCCAAATGGAACCGGTGGGAAACAAGTATTTTCTGTAGATACTGTTTCGGGCGAAGTACAGATTTCTGGCAGATTACTAATTGACACAGGTACACACGTACTTGCACAAGGTTCAGGTTTTGGTACTGCAAATCAATTTGTATTATGGTTCGGCCCGAAAACTGCATTAAATGCAATGAGTGAAGCCACTGCACTTTTCTATCTTACAAAAAATGGATATGGATATTTTCGCGGCGGTCTAGACAACGGAACATTACGGTATGCAGTCAATACATCAAATGTACCAACTAATTCACCTTATCTTGTATTAGGTCCATTCGGAAGTAATGGGCTGCCGAAAAAAGTACAAGCGACAGTTTCTATTTCTGCTGGTGGTCAGTTACTTGGCGCCGGGAGTGTTACAGGTTCGTATACAATAAATGCTGTTGTTGAAAAATCTAAAGACGGCAGTACTTGGACGAACGTAGCAACTATGACATCTTTAACAACAACATATGAATTTATAGAGCCGTATTTAGCTCAGGGAGAACCGGGTTCTTTCCAGTCCGATGCCGTAGGCTCAACACTTTATACTGATACAGATACTAGTGTAACAAATTATTGGTACCGTTTTAGAGTTATTTCAATAAATTATCGCGTATATTCCGGCAGTAATAATATTCGATATACCCTAAACTTTCAATTAACTTCGATAGAATAATTACAGTGGAGTTATTTTCAACTTCGTTTAATACTAAACTGCCACAACAAGAGGAGATGGCAATGTCTAAATGGATTATCGTAGCTAGTGTATTTGTTTTGTCGGCTTGTTCGGCAAATATGATTCCCGTCAAGCCAATTCCTGGAAACGGCGAACCGCGTCCTGGTACTTGCGATTTTGATCCTATGTTCTGCAAACCCGGTGAACATCCGAGGTTCCAATGACAACTAAAGTAA